ATCAACCGGGAAGTGCGTTGCTGAGATGGTGCTGACGCCATCGGTGGAATGTTTGATGTCTGTCACCTGATACCACTCAGTTTCGGTGCGATCGTCGCCGGTGCTGGTGATCCGCTGCCGCTGCACTTTGATGATCTGCGTCGGGATCAAATCGGTGGTGATGAGCGGCGTTTGAAACGAGATGGAATGCGTCGAGTATTTGCGGGTCGCGAGAATGTATTTGCCAAAAAGCTTGGCGTGATCGGCGCTTGTGCAGCAGTCGGTCATGTCAAACTGCTCAACCGGTGCATCGCTTGCGGTGGCTGGATAGCGCACGCTGGTAGTGCGTTGCGTGCCAATTAGCAAGGGATCAACCTCACGCCAAAGCAAAGACACCACAACATCGCGGCGCTCATCTGCTGGCCGGTATGCCTTGCTGAATGATCCGGGCAGGATCTGCGACTCTGTAAACGTTGCCGCCGCTGTTAATGCGGTGGTGTCGATTTGATTGCCTGCAGTGATTGGCAGCAATGGCCGCAAGCTGTAACGCCCGTTGCTTGAGATAAACGACAGCAGGAAGAATGGCGCAATCGTCGAGATGTACTCGATGACGTTCATCGACTGCTCGACAATGCCATTGAAGTGCGCGCCGATATTTGTGTTGAACGTGGCCAGCGTCTGCAAATTGCTGGTGTCGATCGGTGCCGCAATGTCTGCAGTGGTGCCGGGATCCTGCCGCTTGATCAGCTCAAACAAGAACATGGCAAGATCGACGAATTGATTGCTTGCCCCTGTCGTGCCAGGTGTGCCTGCGCTGTAAAGAGCGACCTTTACGCCTTGCTCGTAATAGATAGAAAGCTGCCGCGTCGTTGTCGGGTAGTTTTCGCCTTCGTCGTAAATGTTGCCCTCAACGCCAAGAAATGTGATGTCAGAGAAAACCGTAAAATCGTAACTTGACGGAAAACTTGTCGGATCAGCAACTGGGCTAATTGCTTGCTCAACAACAACACACTCAAGCGTCCCGGTTGATGCTGGATTTGAAGTGTTGATCTGTTTGTTTTCTGTCGCGGCCTCAAAAACGTCCATACATGGACCATTTGCGCCGAAAAACGTTGACCAGTAATTAGCAATCGGAGAAGACCAAGACCCAACAGTGTCTCCAGTTATCGTTCCAACTGCGCGGCCTGCGGTTACAACTCCGCCTGAGTATACTGCGTTGTAGTAAAAAGTCGTAGTTGCCGGATTAAGTCCAACAACCGACCAAAAGGTTGAAGTTCTGTCTGTTCCTGTTGCAATCTCAATGGCCTTATAGTCTGTGCCATTAACGACAATAACGGTGTTAGTGGTGTCTCCTGTTCCAATTGTTTTGCTCCTAAATTGACTGTAAACAGTCTCATAGTCTGGATTTCGGCCAATCCAGCCGCCTGTTTTTTGCCTATAAAAAACATAGTATGCAGCCTGCGTCTCACAAAATATCTTGCCGCCTGTAATTGGGCAGGAATTAGGAGATGCCGCCATCGTTGCGGCTGACGAAAAATAATGACTCACCGTTGCAGTGATGCCTGGCGTGTATTCCAGATTTCGCTCACCTACAAAAGCGCGACGAGCTAAAGGCGAATCGGCTAAATCACCTTGGCTAATTGCATACAAGAATTGCCCGGTAAAATTGTAAGAACCCTCTTTTAATAGTTGAGGCTGTACCCATACGCCGCCAACATCGCTTACACGTTTGCAAAAAACGATCGGGATCGTGTCGCCTGCTGTTGCGTATTTTTGTTCCTTGCTTAAATCCCTTTGCGGTTTTTTGCTGTTTGCAGGTGCGTCATCGCTGCGCTTCGCTGCTGATACCGCTTCGCTCCGCTTCTGCTTAATTTTTCCGGCACGATCTCTAAAGTCCGCAGCGGTAACTCTGAAATCAGAAGCATAAACGCGCTGAAAATCTCTTGCCATCACCTTGCCTCCCGATCGCGTGCAATGATCAACGCCAACTCATTAGGCAAACAGCAAAAATTGCCACCCGTCATCTGTTCAATTTCCACCACCTCATCATCAGCGTTCATATAAAAAATCCGATCATCCCGCACGCACATGCGTAAGTTTTCCGCTGTTGCGCCATTAGCTAACACCGCCTGGCAATCAAAACCAACAACGCGAAAATCCGTCATGCCACCCGCACCTGATCCAACATCCCGGCAGCCACCTTACGGGTCGGCACTTGTGGGTTCAGTTTATTGATCGCCGGGTTGACTGTCCAGCTCACTTGGATGTCAGAAACCGTAGCGTCTTCAATGCTGCCGATATAGCGGCTGATCTGCTGCGCGCTTGCGGCGTGAAACGCATCTTCTCCCGCGTCTTGTATGTAGAGCGTTGCGATCACCAAATTGTTCGCACCCATAGCCCTATCAGTCACGTCTACAAGGTCCGCCGTTGCTGCTGCTGTGATCGACAGATCGTTGATCGATCCGGCCTCAGTGCTGCCGAAACCCGTAATGTCGAACGCCAGATAGCCATACTTACCCGTGGCGTTGGCGTCAACGCTTAATGTCTGCGGGTGCTGGTAGAAGTTTTGCCATTGCCTTGTGGGCGTCCGGTTGCCGGATCCATCCACCACACTGGTGCGGTCGGCGTAATACTCCAGAAAACAAAGGATGTCGTAATTAGCCATCAGCTAAGCCCCAATGCTGCGCGGGTGTTGCCATCGCGGCGGATAAGGTCCAGCGTTTGATTCACGCCAGCTTGCACCGCGGCGCTCAGATCTGAAGTGGTGACAAAGTTTGTTCCATTCATCTGCGTTACTGGCCCGGTCTGAATGCTCACGTTTGCGCTGGCCGGTGCAACCATGCCGCCCTCAGCAAACCGTGGCACAGCAGCAGGGCCGCGAACACCAGCCATCCAATTGGCTGCAAATGCGCCAGCCTTACTGGCCGGGACGATGTATTCAGCCTCACCGCCTTCGCCCACCATCGCAAGCGTGGGGCCTGTCACCACGCCGCCCTCGGCAAACTGCGGAATGTTCACCTGCGGCACATAGGGCAACTGAGGCAAACCAACCTTTGCGGCTGCAGAGTTTGCGAAGCCAATAACCTTGTTGATTTGGCTGACCACGCCATTGATTGCGTTGCCGATGTTTTGCAGGATGTTGTTCACAATGCCTTTCAAGAAATTGAAAGCAGCCACAAAAGGCGCTTTAATTGCCTCCCCAATTCGGTTAAACGTTTGACTGAAGGTTTCATAAATGCCCTTCAGAAACCCAACGACTGGCTGAATAAAGTTGTTGTTGAAAAAGTCGCGCAGCTTGGTAAACACCCCGCCGACAAATTCAGAGATGGCGCCCCAATTCTCTTGGAAGAACTGATAGATCATCTTGCCAGCATTGATGATCGGGTCAACGTAAACCGACTTAAACAGTTCCCAAGCGTATTTGATCACAATGCCGATGGCCTCAAACACCGTGGCGATTTGATCTCTAAAGGAATAAAGAGCAACGCCAGCAGCAACCAGCAAAGCAACCCAGCCGACAGGGCCGCTAAACACTGCTGCAATGCCAGCCAGCAAACCACCGCCGCCTGTGAATGCAGCGACAAGGCCAACAACAGCGGCTTTAATCGCGACGAATGCGGCCGCAATTTTTGGCCCAATCACAAGCAACGAAGCGACAGCAGGTAACACCGCAACAAGGGCCACAAATGCACCCGTGACAACTGCAAGCACAGGGCCAAATCCAGGGATGTTTTTAAGCATCCAGGTAAATGCGTTGATTACAGGGGTTAAAGCTTTGATCAAACCACCAAGGGCCAAAGTAAATTCTTGGCCAAAAGCAATTGCTAAATTGTTGATCAAATTTCTAGCTTCTTTTAAATCGTTTTGCAAAGTTGCTTGCCTAACAAGATATTCTGCAAGTCGTGAGCCGGCATAATTGCTTTTATCTCCAACAAGCCCAATTGAGTTGCTTAAGTTTTCCATGTTATTAATCAAAGGCAGCAAGCCTTTTGCTTCATCACCAAACAGGTCAGACACTACAGACAATTGCGCTTCCTTAGGCAATTCGCGAATGCGATTAAAAACGTTTGTGATTGTTCCAATCGCATCTTCTTGCAAACCCTTTGCTAAAGCTTTAGCCGCGGCAGTGGCGCCTTCCTCGGCTTGTTTCTTGATCTCAGCGATGCGTTGTTCCATTAACGCTTTTTCTTTGTCTTGTATTTCTTTAAAATTAGACTCCAAGCCTGCGAGTTCTAATTCTTTGCGATCATCCAAACTGTCTCTCATAGCTTGCAGTTGATCGCGAGCCGAACGCCTAATAGCCTTTAAATCATCACGCAAAGCATCTTGAACCGTGTCGATTCTCTGCTCGTAGAAATCCTCGATCTGTTGAATCTCCCTTTTGGCAGAACGCCCAGTTTGCAACTCACGCTCTCGCGCCGCTTCAATTCTTGCTTGTTGCTCACGGCGAATGCCTTTGATTTGTGCGTCTGCGCGTTCCTGCGTTTGCTCGATAATCAGATCATTCTCATCATTAAAAGCATCTTCAGTGGTTCGCAATTGATCTCGGAATCTTCTGTTTAGCTCCTTTGCCAGTTGGTTGGTTTCAGCGCGGGCAACATCAATACGCGCTTGGCTTTCAGCACGGACTGCATCGGTGTAGGCTTTTTCATTAACCGCTGCGTCAGACTGGGCAAATCCCAAACGGGACAATGCACTAATCTGTCGCTCTGTCATGCTTGGCCCGCGCGATAATGCCTTGACCATATTGCGGAAACTTGTTGCTGCAATTTCTGTTCTTACGCCTGAGGCAATCATTGCAGCACCGAAGGCCGCTGTTTGCTCTGCAGTCAGACCAGCAGACTTGCCAGCCTGGCCCGCTCGTAATGTGAAATCAACCAACTCGGATGCGGTGCTTGCTGTGTTGTTGCTTAGATGATTCATCGCATCAGTCAAATCACCTAGAGCAGGAATTGACAACCCAAGCGACGTTTTAATTTTTGCCATCGCAGTGCCGGCTTCCTGTGCTGTCATGTCAAAAGCGACAGCAACTTGCGCGACTTGAGTCGCAAATTCTTTGAGATCTTCCCGTGCAATTCCAGCTTGGCCGGCTGCTGCGTAAATCTCAGCAAAACCTTCAGCTGCAATAGGCATTTGAGCGGCTAAGCCCATGATTTCGTCACTGATTTGCCTGAAAGCTTCCGGGGTTTCTAAACCGTCAACAACTTTGCGAACATCAGCCATCGACGATTCGAAGTCAATGGCGGCTTTAGTGGAGATTCCAATAGCCGCACCAAACGCAGTGGCGGCTGCTGCAGCCGTGCGGAACAGCCGCGAATCAAGCATCTTTTTAAATGCTTGCTCAGCTTTTCTCGCGCCCTTTTCGCTCTTCTTAATCGCGCGGTCAAGCTTGCTAAATGTCTGCAGCCCGGTGACCTTGGCGGTGATGCGCAGAACGTTGTTCATATTCAACGCCATCTTTTACCTCCGAGCTTTACGCTGTGCGGCCTTTTGCTGCTTTTCAGCAGACTCTTGAATCAAATGCAGGGCATGTCCTTCCATAACTTGAAGATCGCCGAGCATTTGCTGAACGTCCTCCACAGCATAAAGCTTTGACAGCTCTAAAACCACTCCATAATCCAAGCCCAGCACGCCATTTGGCCCAGCACGCCATTGCGTCTGGCAGCGCATAAACATGGACAGAGCGTCCAAGTGCTCAGGCCAAATTTCAAATTTTTCCGGCTCAAACATGTGAGCCGGCATCACAATGTTGAGACGCTCCGCATCTTTGCGCAACTGTTCATTTGCGCCGCCTTCACCTTTGAACCAGTGATCGACGGCGCCTGTCAGTTTTTTCGCTTTGCGACTTCCAAGCTCTCAAACCACGCCCGAACAATTTGCCCGGCCACGGTTGGGATTTCTAGCAACTGATCCAGCAGTGTGTCGCTGAAAGGAATCTCGGCGCCATCGTCATCGACAACGCCGGACCATCCCACCAAGATTTCCTTGGCGGCATCCTGATCTTCTAAAACGTCGTCCTCATCAAACCTTCCGCGTTCCATGGCGCGGGCTTGCCGCACAATCTCATTGATTCGAGTTTGGGGCAGGCGCTTGAACTCACCTTCAAAGGTGTGTTTTTCACGCCGCCCGCCATCAACTGGAAGAATCAAAGTAACCGGCCAGGTGTAAGTGGTCGATTGCTTGAGAACGAACGACATAGATCAGGTGAGGGTGAGCGATAGCTCGTCGTTTCCTGCAGTCGTCGGGGTTGACGTGTAGGGCAGGCTGATCATTTGGATGCCATCCTGATCGGAATAGGTTGGCGAACCAAGGTCAGTCTGAGGCGAGCTGAATGCAACAATGTTGCCAGCACTTGTGCCATGTGTAAACGACAAGCCGCCAGTTGAGGTGCCGGTTGCATCAGTGAAGAAGTCATGAGTAGCAAGACTCACAGCTTCTACGACCACTTCACCAGCAGGTTTACGGTCAGTGATCAACACTTCTTTAGTGCCACCGATCAATTCGCGGTAGACATTCTCGTTTGCAATGTCAAGGTTGAACGATTGCAGAATGCCGCTGTAACCGAAAATTGAGAAGCTGCTGGTATTGCCAGTGCGGAACAACACCGGATCAGCTTGGTTGCTGTAAGTCGCGGTAGGAACTGCGGTATCGGTTGGGGCGTTGTAGATGCCCATCATCGTGAACGAAATCACGGGGATGGCGTTCACCTCAGCCGAGATTGAATACGAGCCACGGCAGCCGGTGATCTTGTGCAGGATCCCGTCATTATCAAAATAGATAGTGCAGCTTTCAAAGCTGCTGCTGACGGGTGCATAAGTTACCGAGGTGCTAGCCACGATGGTTTCACCCATGCCGCAAGCACGGAAGATGGGACCCCATGCAGGGGCTGTGCCCGCAGTTCCAGAGCCAGCCAGCTCAACCTCAAAAGTGATCTCTACATGCTGATTGCCCAGCAACTGCTCAAAGTTGCCAAGGTAAGGGCGAATCAGTTCGCGCTCAACCACATCCGCATTCAGCGGGGTGATTTCAATGCTGCGAACCAAGACAGCATCAGTTCCGGCCGGAGTCGGATCTGTGCCGTAAGTAGATTCAATTTTCGCCCTCAGTAGGCGTTTCCGAGACAGAAGGCTCATCGGTCAATTCCTCAGGCAAAAACTCAGGAGGGTTGGCTGGCTTGGTTTGCTCAATTAGAGAAACTTCGCCGGTTTTTGGGTTCAGCAAGTAAGACCCGCCTTGCCCTTGGTGTTCACTTCTCATGGTAGCTTCCTTCAACTACTCAAGTCTGCCACTGAAGTGCGATAGCGGACCACATACTCACACGAAATAACCCCCGCAGGTTGATCCGCTTCAAGCATTTCAAAATTGACGGATTGCGGCTGCACGTCGATTGCATAACCGCCCAAAGTCAAATCAGAAACCAGTTTTGCGTGCATATCTTCAACGATCGGATCGGCTGCCTGATCTGGCACCGACGAACGGACGATTACTGCCACACGCACCGTTAAAGACCAGTCAAGCGTTGGCAGGCTGGTGTTTTGAACTGCGCTGTCGCTAACCGGCTCAATCACAATGGCTGGCGACTCACCGCGGGCCAATGGCTCCACTCGGCTGCGATAAATCCGGCTGCCAACCTGAACCGTGCCGGCAAGGCTGCTAGCAATATCGGCAAGGATTGATTCGCGCTTAGTGGTCATGTTTTTTGCAATGCAATTTCCACTAGCTTGCCGTCGCTGATTGGCCGCACTTCTCGCACCGTGTAAGCGACGCTATCAACGGTGATTGAGTCGCCATGCGTAAGGTTGCCAAAATCAGCGGCCTCGGCTGTCAACGTGTAGTCAACTGACAGCACCATCCCGCCAGCAATGACCTCACCAGGCATGTCAAGAATGCCGCGGCCGGTAACCTCACCTGCCGTGCAACTAACCCCAAAATCAACAAAAAAGGATCCCAGATCCTCAGTTAGTGGCATCTTTCAGAGGTGCTTTGGTTTTGCGGGTTGGCTTTGGTTTAGCCGTTTCTTTAGGAGCCTCAACAGCTCTACCAATCCGAAGAAGCGCAAGGGCTGCGCTGCTGTCCAAGTCATAAACCTGGCCCTCTTCTAGGTGTTGCTGCTGAGCGCAGCAAGTCCGAACAATTAGAACGCGCATAAGAAAAAAGGGGCCAGTTGCCTGGCCCCGCCTCATGATCAGGTGGTCACGTCAAGGATTGCAGCGAAGCTCTCAGCGTGACGAACGGCCACGTCATAAGAGACGATTGCCCGCACACTGGTCAGAGCCTTGCTGAAGTCGTCGGAGTCTTCACCCACGACGATCTCAATGCCGTTGCCGTAGAAGCCAACCATTGCCTGGCTGAAATCACCCATCAGCACAGCAGAGCAAACGCCCGAGCTGGTGCCCTTGGTCAGGTTGCTGGGAACCTGATTGGTGACGTACAGCGGGTAACCATTGACGGCTGCAGGAGTGCCGCCGCGGCCAATAGCGTTGAGCTGATCGTTCACCAGGTAGGCGCCGTCAGTGGAGGTAGAACCACCTGCGCGGAGCTTTTTCAGCTCAGCTAGCACCTTGGCGTTGGTGACATAACCAATAGCGTCGCGGTTGACCGCGCCGTTATCGATCAGCACTTGCTCTTCAAGATCAACCAGAGCGTCAACGGTGATGTCGCCACCGTTGGTGCCCATGGCCACGCTGCCGATGCCGGAGGTGTTCAGGATGCCGGTGGGCTGGCCTGAAGAACCGGAACCGTTAAGGATGCCAAGGTCAATGGCAAGGTTGATGCTGTCGGTCAGATCACGACGCACCAGATCTTCAATGCCAGGGGTGGCTTGAAGCAAGGTTTGACGGCTGAACTTGCTCAGTGCAGCAAGATTTTTTGGGGTGAGCGTCACCTGGTCGAAGGTGCTCTCAGATTGGGTAATTGCAGTGGTTTCCGTGCTTAAGTAATAGGTCGAAGCCACTCCCGAACGGCGGGGAATTGCCACATCACCGACCAGGCCGGTCATGGTGCGAACGCCCAGGTTCAGCATTACGGAGTTGTTCCGCAATGCCTCGATGAACTCGTCTGCCATCAGGTCGGTGGCAACCAAGTTGCCGCCGGTGGTGGCGCCAGAAGTTACATAGGTGGCGCGCTTGCTCAGTGCAGAGAAAGGCACGAAGAAACCGCGCTTTCCGGTCTGAGAAAAGCCAGATTGCTTTTGAACTTCCTGGCTCATTTCACGAACCAGGCCAGCTTCGCGGGAAGTCCAATCGCCACTCATAGCGGCGCGGATACCTGCGGAGATGCTGTAAGAAGCGGCGTCGCGTTGCTCCATTTCGACCGGCTTAACGGCCTCAATGGGTTTGGCGCCGAGCTGATCCAGCACAGCCGCGCGAGCTTCATCAATAGAACGGCCAGACTCGACAAGCTGGCGGCCCATATCGTCAAGGCCATGCTTAGAGCAGAGGGCAGTGATGCCGGCGATACGGGAGCGTTCAGCCTCAGCGGCTTCGGCCCGCACCACCTGCAGATCAGGTGCAGTGTTTTCCATTTCTTGGATGGTTTCGGTTGATGGTGCTGCCGGAGCAGCTTGATCGGGTTTGGACTCCTCGAAAGATCTGCCAATCCCAACGCCGGGGTCAGCCGGCACTGAGACAACAGAAACCTCATAAGGAGACCAGGCAGTGGCAACAAAATCGCCATTGCCTCGCTCTTCCATTTTGTCAATGGAATAGCCGAAAGAGACGTTTCGCAAAACGCCATCTTTCACATCGCCCAAGACTTCTTGAGCGAACGGGTTGCGGCTGAACCGCACCCGTGCATACCCGCGTTTTTTCTTGTCGTCGATATATGCACGCTCAACAACGCCAATAACCCGGTCAGGGTTGTGGTTAAACAGCAAAGGCGCGGAATCATTCAACCTTGCAAGGTCAGCGGCTTGGCCCTCATGGCTCAGAATTTCGTTGCCGAAATACCGTGCAACTGGATATTCAGAGCTAAACGGAAACTCATAAGTGCGATCCTCCACCTCATCAAAGGTGGTCATCTCAGCGCGCTGATACTTGCCGGTCAGGCTGCGCAGGTTTGCAATCTTGGTAAGTGCAGAAAACAAATGACCCACCTGCACCTCGGTTGGCTCCCAGCCTTCATCACCTTCGCGATAGACAGTAATCAACGCGGCAGGGTTTTCTTCCTCGCCAGTAATTGTGAACTCAGAATCAGGCACGTCAATCTGACCATCGCGTTCGATCCGATCGATCTTGCCTTGCGACTTGCCGCCGCTTGACTGCCACTCGACAAAATCGCCAACGCTCAGCTCTCCTGGCTCTGCACGATTCGCAGACATACTTCTATCGCTGATTTCTTTGATTCTATCGCCCTTAATTGCTGCCATCTTCATCAACCTCAACCTCAGGCGCAGTTGATTCAATTGGATCAGCATCGCTTGGCGCTGCATAAGGCTGCACGCCGCCTCCATCGTTCACTTTGCTTGGGTCAGTGTCCAGCACGATCCCAAGCTCATCAGCCAATTCAAGTTCAGCCTGACGCTCAGCCATCAGCTCGTTAATGTCGCCGCCTTGCTCGGCCACGACTTGCGCTTGCGTTTTGAAGCCACACCGCACCGCTTCCTTATAGGCCGCAACTTCCTTTTGCGGGTCAATCCAAGCCCATGCACGCGGGCACCATTTTGTGCGCTTGTATCGCTCCGGCTGCGTTTCGTATGCAGGCAGATTCAGCTTTCCGCCCAGCACCGCCATTTCAAGCCATGCCTCAAAAATGGGCTGATGAAAATTCTCGATCATGTAACGCTGAATTGCTTTCCAGTTCTCCCGATCCTCAAGCAATGCGAGCCGGCTGCTGCTGTAGTTCGTCTGTGAATAATCACGGCTGCAGCTCTCATAGCTAAGCCCCACCCCAGCAGCGGTGGCGCGAAGCATTGCCCGCATGAACGGTTCAAACTGCCCATCAGGTGCATCAAGCTGAGGCACCGTTACTGATTCACCTGGCTGCAGGTACTTGAAAACACCGGGCTGAAAATTGCTAACCCGCTGATCGTCCATCACCTCATCACCCATCAGCTCACCCTCAGGGCTGGTAATGAACCCCATAAGGCTGCTGGAAGCACGCGCGCGCACCACCTCGGCCTCTTCATATCCGCTCAGATGATGCAAACGCTTGATTGCGCTTGCAAACCACGTCACGCCACGGGTCTGGCCAGGGCGCTCACTGATGAACAGATGCAACACCTCATCAGCAGGCAGCATCAAATGACGCTTGCCGGGCGCACCAGTGAAAGGCGCATCGCCCGGATGCTTAGCCAAGAATGCGTATTGAATCGGCCGGCCAAACGCATCGACCTCCACACCCATGCGCCACTCATTGCCGGCCGCGGTGCTCTTGCCGGTGTAAGTCTCATCTAGCTGGTCGGCTTCAATAACCTGCAGCGCAAATGGCACCTTGCTGCCGCCAAATGGTTTACGGATCAGGCGCACAAACACTTCGCCCGATTCGCACATGGCGCCCACCACCATGCGCTCAATATCGGCAAAGCAAAGCTTGCCCGCTACATCGCAATAGCTCTTATAACCCCAATATTTCCAAGCCCGCTCAATCTGATCGTTAATCACCTCGTCTAGCTTTCCGCCGCGCTGCATCATCACTTGTGACTGCAGCTTGATTCCGGTGCCAATTACGTTGTTTACAACAGCGCGCTTGGCCTGCCGAGCGTAGTCAGAGTCGCGCACCAACTGCCGCGCACGATTACGCAAACGGCTCAGGCTGCCGTTTATCTCAGCATCGACGCTTGTACCACCAGCAATCCAATCGCTAAGCAGGCGCCCTGTCGTTGCGCCGTCATACATGCGCCGACTACGGCGACGGATTGGCTCAAATCCCAATGCCCGGAAAAAGCGAGTGCGGAGGCCCATCAGAATCGAACGAACAAATTATGCGGGTTGCCTTTGCCGTTTGCGATCAGGTCTGCTGTTCGCTCACGTTGCACCTCAGCTTTCAGTTTAGATTCAACCGCAATAAGGTCAGCCAGCTCATACTTCTGCAGGTTGCGTCCCGCAATGCTGTAGCTCTTGACAACACCGTTAGTAATAATCGCGCGGATTGCTGATTGAACAGCCTCTAAATCTTGCTGCGCTTGCGAGCGTCCGTCATACGCCGAGGCGTCGCCCGTATAGCTAAGGGTTGCCTCAACTGTTAGCTGGCCAGATCCAAGCGTGACCTTTTCGCTGCCATAGGTCGCAAGGGCTTGCCAATACCAAGTTCCGGCATCAAAGCCAGCAGAATCGGTCGCGCTAATCGTAAATTCCCAACCCGTACCGTATGCCGTACCGGCAACAGTGTGCGCCTCGTGGTTTGCGTTAAACCGCAAGTAATAAGTCAGCGCCCAATCACCGCTAGTGATTGCGTTGCCCAAGTTGTCTTGACTGCCAACGTCCCGCCATTTAATCGTGTCGCCTGCCCTAATTGTCCCGGGAATGTTCACGGCTACCAGTTGTTGACGAAACTTCCAGCCGTATTGGCCGCGGCTTTTCTTGATCTTAGCGGTGCCTTTTCTGGCTCCTCAAGCCTTCGCTCCAACTGATCCCAAATCGTCCGCCGGTCAAATTTGCGATACAGCAATTGCAACGCCGCATAGGCATAAGTCAGGCAGTCAATCGACTCATTTCGCGCACCTGGTTTTTTGACCCACACCCTTTCGGGAAAACCGTTCCGGAATTTCACCGCCTGTTTTTCCGCCGTAAGCATCTGGAAAAACTCCTCGCCCGTTGTGGAGTGAAAGTGCAAATAGCCCTCACCAGGCTCTGCATGACGCAACCGGCCAAACAATGTGTTTTTGATCGTGTCGCCGCCCACTGGATACAACACCGCACCACGCTTGATCGACTTGCCCCGCGCGTTGATGTCCACCCGCGATGGTTTGCCAATCGGTGGTTTGTTCCGTTGGCTCTGACCCTTGATCGCGATCACACCTTGCGCCCTACGCTCTCGCGCGTATTGGTAAACCTCAGCAGTCGCCAAGCCCCCGCTATCCACTGCGGTGAAGTCAGCCTTCAAACTGCCGCCCAATTCATGCGGCCATCTGCGCGTCACAAATTCATCTAACTGCTGCCACACCTCTGCGCGCGTTGGATCGCCTCCGATCTCGGTGTACTGGATCAGCCAAGCCTCTTCCTTGCGGCCCCATCCCCACACACTGATCGCCAAGCGTTCGCCCAACGTGCCGCCACCGCCCTGCACGTCCACACCAATCGTCACCGCCAGCACCCCAGCAGGCAGCACCCCTTCCTGATAATCCTCGCAACGGTCCAGCATCGCCTCAGCACTCAACGACGTGGAGTAGTCATCGCTCCACGTCTCGCCCAGCGTCGTGTTGATCCACACCCGCAATTGCTCCGGGTTTGACTTGGCATCCAAAAACTCAGACACCAAATCCGCCCACCTCGCGTTCGGGCTGTAGCTATACGCCGCCCAGATATGAAACCCGGCGTGCTTCCCGTTGCCCGGTGCAGTAGCCCGCCACTCACCGCGCTCAACCATCCAACGTTTCTTTGCGTGCGGTATCAACACCCCGCAGCTCTCACACGCATACGCAGCCGTCTCAGGATCGTTGTCGATCCATTTCATGTTTCCCCATTTCAAATACTGCATGTGGCCGCATTCACAGCACGGCACGAAATACCGCCTCTGATCTGACTCGCCAAACATCCGCTCAATGCGGCTGAAATCTTTAACCGTTGGCGTGCTGCCCGCAATGATCTTGCGGTTCCAGTAATACTCCGTTCGCTTGATACCCAGCTTGATCTGGTCACCCTCAGAACCTGCTGACGCCGGGTAGCCGTCCACCTCGTCAAACAACACCACACGTCTACTGACACGCCTAAAGCCCCGTGGCGAGTTCGCACCCACAAGGCTCAACGTTCCGCCCGGAAAATTTTTCTGCAAAATCGTGTTCCCGCCATCCTTCGCCTTTGCCTCTGACACCAGCCCACGCAACACCGGCGTATCGCGCAACATCGGCGCAATCTCTTCCTTGGAATAGCCCTGGGCGTCCTCAACCGTTGGCTGCACCACCATGATCGGGCACGCATCCTGGTGGACGTGGTATCCAATCGCGTGGTTAATCATCTTGGTGTAACCAACACGCGCTGATTTCATCACCGTGATCTGCTCCACACTCGGATCAGTCACCGCGTCCATCATTCCCTTCTGATACGGCAACGTATGCCACCTGCCGGCCTCAGCAGACGACTCAGCCGACAGAAACGCATATCGATCAGCCCACTCGCTCAACGTCAGCTTCTCCGGCGGCCTAAAGCCCTCCAGAGCGCCTTTCACCAGATCATTGACCTCAGCCATCCGCCAAATCCTCCAACGCCTCGCGCACGATCTCCTCAAGCGCCACGAACGCATCCGCCGGGATCTCCGGTATGCGCTGTTTCGCTTTCGACGGCACCGCCATGATCTTCGTTCGCGTAATCGCTACCACCTCCGCCCATTTCTTCGCCACATCTTCCGCTCGCACTAGCTCCGCTTCTTTCTCCGCACGTTCAAGCTCCATCAGCTCAGCCTTCAACCATTCAGTGCGCGCGCGGCTTTCGTTGTAGTCCGGCACATCGCTAACAGGCGGAGCCGTTCGCCCTGGCCTGTGCTGCCTGATGTTCGGCATTCGCTTACGGCTGTTCTCCTGCCAACGCTGTTCCAACCCATCACGCTCAATCCATTGGCGACCTTCACGCTCCACGGTTTCAATCCGACCGGCTGAGATCGCTTGCGCCACGGCCTGATTGGTGACACCAATAATTCGCGCTGCCTCGGCTTTTGTTATCAACATTCGGCGCTAATCACTTTTAAGTTGATTTAATTGCTCTTAAAAATAGAACGGGATAGGGGATCGTCTACCCCCTCTGAGGTGTACTACCGCATTCTCAATAAACCTCAAAATTTTGTGCCTAGATAAACGACGCGGCTCGCGATCACC